ATTCGTCTGACTTTTCTTCCACAAAAATTCTTGCTTTGTTAGAAAAGAAATCTGACCACCTATTGACCTATCATTGTCTTCCGACAATTCTTTTAGCATAGTCCAAGTCTTGATTGGCACTGCTACTGATTTCCATTTTTCTGAATCCATAAAATTCTCCCTTTTAATTGTTATGCCTATGATTTAATATAATGTCAAATAATTTCTCATTTATTTTTATATTTATCTCCATCGATTTCAAAATCTAAATCTGCCTCACATTGTTGTATTGCACGACTGCTTTCCCAAAGACATCTTTCAACTGCATACTTCCAGGATCTTTCTGTGATACCACTGTCGTTTATGAATGTGTCTTTATGTATTCTTTTTGTTATACCTCTAACCATACCCACAGGTAAGAATTGTATTTTTCTCAAAGGTAAACAAACCAAAGCTAAAATATCACAATCTTCTTTTGTGTATGCTCTCTTGGGACTACCTTTACTTGTTGTAAAACTATATTGTTTTCCAACACCGATACCAGCTTTGTTCTTCTTATACTTTTCATTTGTGTGAGTTGATGTTTTTACTTCTACTCTTAATGCTATGGGAAGACCATGACCTTTGATCGCTATCAAATCTGTCCCATCTTGTTTTACCAAATCACAACTGACTCCAAGCATTGTTAGCTCGAAAGCCGTAAAAAGTTCTCCAGCTGTTCCTGTTAGTTTTTCTGCTCTGAAATTTTTAGCCATTCTAAAACTTCCTCTCCTAATGTTTTATTTGCTATTTTATCCTTTTGTAGTAAGGACTTAACTATGTGTACATCAACTGTGTTGGGGCACACTAAATCAACATAAAGCACTGGTTTGTGTTGACCTATTCTATGACATCTGTCTTCTGATTGTTTTCTAGACTCCAGGTTAAAATCATTGGAGTAATAAATTACGTTTGAGGCAGCAGTCAAAGTTATACCACGGCCCCCAGTTTGTGCATTACTTACAAAAAATCTTGTGTCTTTATCGTTTTGAAATCTATCTATGGCAGAGTCTCTATCTTCTTGTGAGGTGTCTCCATAATAAGTAACCACGGAACCCGATCCATAGGTTTTAGATAATTCGTTTTTAATTTTCTTTATGTCATATCTAAATCTAGACCATATAATTACTTTGCCTTCCATTTCTTCTATGACTTCCATCATGACTTTTATTCTGTTATTAGCAAGTTCTACAGTTTCTCCATCGTCACTAACAAGATAGCCACAAAGCAGTTGTTGTAATCTCAACAATCTTGTCATGACTTCGGGTGCAGTGACCATCTCTCCTTCTTCTAAAAAGATCACTGATGTTTTCTTCATACTTTCATAATGTTCTTGTTGTGTGGAAGTTAATTCAACTTGTCTTGTTGTATAAATTTTATTTGGTAAATCCAAAGCCTCTTTCTTTGTTGTTCTGTGAGCAAACAGTTTTAGTTTCTGTGTTAACTCATCTAAGTTTTTGTATCCAACAACTTGATTAAAACTATGACTGCCCATTCTTTGTTGTTTGATTATCGCAAACCGACCTTGGAAAGACCAATAGCTATCGTATCCAAGAAGTTTTGAATTTAGAAAAGCACATTGTGAATACAAATCCAAAGGCGATTGTGTTATCGGAGAGCCTGTCAGTATTCTTTTATACTTGGCAGTCGCACCAAATTTCATTATCGCTTTTGTACGTTTCGCTTTTATATTTTTGATTGTTGTTGATTCATCAACGGCAAGTAAGAATTCACTTCTGTGGGTAAATGATTCAAGAAACCCGGGTGCTTTTTTTGTAACGAATGACTCTACATTCATTATTAATATTCTAAACTTATCTCTCTTGGCTACACCCTCGACTAATTTTTTCTTTTCATTCCGTGTGGCATTAGCTTTCCATAAATATATGTCGGGGTTCATATCATCGGGCAAATGAATCGGTATCTCATTGTTCTTCCAATTCATGTACACACCTTTTGGTGCAACTATAATTGCAGTATCAATTAGTTTCTGCTGCCATAGCCAATAAATGTTATCGATTAAAACTTTTGATTTGCCACAACCCATTTCCATAAAGTATGCGAAATTTTTCTTGTCATGACTTCTTTGTAAAGCCTCCTCTTGATGAGCATAAGGCTTGGTCTTGTATTTGAATTGCATATAGTCCCCTTATATGTAGTCATTAAGTGTTAGCGATGAACTTGCAGATCTTGTCGTTGCTATCTTTCCTCTGTATGGTTCTTCTCGTTGCACGGCACGAGGATCATCTGTTCCTGTAAAATCTGTTTCGGGTAGTTCACTCTGTTCCTCTGTTGTTAAGAAAGGTCCCCAATATCCTCTCCATCCATCAAGAGAATTTCTTTCTTTCCTTTTCCAACCTTCAAGCCGAGCTATCTTCTGGATCGTTTCCCCATCCGTCCCAATCTGGTTCGAAATGGATTGTGTATCTCTCCCCACTTCCCACATCCTCTTCGCTACGGCTACGGCTAGGTGTGGATGGTTTGGGAAAAGGGATGACGTTATCTCTATCTTTAGAGTGTAAGTCTTTTTTTCCATTTTGTTTACTCATCATTCTCCTCCTCTTCAAGTCCATTCATTATTCCAAATCTTGCAGACTCGAGATGCCAAAGCACCTCGGCTGGGTCTTTCATGGTTGTAATCATTTGAACATATCCATCTTTTGAATTTGTCCCTACAATTAAAACTTGTTCAAATTGTTTTGCAGCCAACTCACATACCATAGGTACAGGTTTAACTGTTCTCTTAACTTTATATGGAAATTTAATTACATTGTCACTCATTTTAATTGTGAGCCTTGGCAACAATCGTCCACAACACTATGGCACAAAACACATTGCTCATGACCATGTATATTAACAGTCTGTAATGTTCCTTGACACCTGGGACATCTCGGCAAACAGTGTGTTTTATATTCTAAATGTTCTCCATTGGGACCATATTCCCAATCTTCTCCTAATTCCATTTCTTTATTCATCTTTTATCTCCGATCTAATTGAATGTGTGTGCCCATTATATTTCATTTCAGTATATTTAGAAGCTTGTTTTCTAGCCTGTTGTGCTTCTTCTTCCATTCCCACGGATGCGAATTCTACTGCTTCTTCCTCGAATTTTTTTATGATCCTGTCTATAAGTCTCATAATCCTTCTCCTTAACTATGTTGTAATCACAATCAACAAACACATACCCAAGATTTTCCCACGAGTTTTTATTTTCTTCTCTGTACAATGCTCTTTCTATCGCTTGTTTTTCTGTTGTTGCCTCAACTTTTATTGTTCTTTTTACGTTTGTAAAGAGCTCTATGTAATGTGACTCTGCATTATTGTAGTTGATAAACTCTGTATCATATCTTTTTCTTGTTGCTTTCTTTACCTTTTTTATTGTGCTCGGTCTCACTTTTGTCCTCCTTTTCTATATGAATATTTTACATTATCTTGAGGCATACCTCTTCTACTGCCTCCCATTATCCTTCCTATCTCAGTTGATCCACTCTCCAATCTTGTCGGTTCATGAAACACTCTTCCGTATTCAATCTCCCTTTCTGCTTTCAAACTGTTTTGTGAACCCCAATCTTCGTCAGCTTCAAATTTTTTTTGAGCTTTTTTTAATTTTAAATGATCTCTTCTTATCTGCTCTGATGCAGATCTCATCGCAAAATTGTTTTTCTTAATCAAAGTTAGTCCTCCTCGTTTTGTTTTCACATTTATATTTAATTATATGTGGATACGGAACTGCCGATGATATCATGTCTGCCATCTCTTTGATCCTAACTCTGCATTTTTTTTCAGTTTCGTATCCGTATGGAGCAAGTGTGTCATTAACTTGAAAACAACTCATCTCGTCTCCCGATACATGAACCAAGGAGCAAATTAATATCATAGCTTTGAACATCTACAAATTAGTTTCGTTCAAAATTTTTCTCCATGCAGTCATCAACTCGTCTGCATAGATGTAGCCTCCTTGTATCTTTCTTAGATCTTCACAATTATCAGAAACTACTCTTTCCATTCTGTTAATTGCTTCTTCCATAGGCATATCTATTCTTCTATCTAGATTTTCCACAGTTTACTCCTAAGTTTTTTTTAATTCTCCTAAATTATCTTATAAAAGTCAAGCGATATTAATTTTCTATATTGTTTCTCTCATAATTTTTTGTTTTGTTTTTATTTTTTTTAAAATAGGTGTATAAGTGTATAAGTGTATAATATCTTCTGTAACTGTTGATATACTTAAAATAGTTCAGTACACTTTTGTATACACTCAGTACACTTTGATACAGACAAGATGAAGCCGCAAACATTTTTTTTGGTTTTAAATTGAAAAAATATGAGAATAAACTTATTATATTTTGATTATGGCAAAAGAAAAGTTCCTTACAAACAGACAAAAAGAATTCTGCAAACTTATTTGTGAAGGCATTTATAGTAATGCCGAGTGTGCAAGAAGAGCAGGATATTCCGAAGGACAGGCAGCCAAGACTGCAAGTCTTTTGTTGAATGGTAAAGATTTTCCTTTGGTTACTGAACATCTTAAAGAACTCCGAGAGATTAGAGAAAAGAAATATGGTGTCACGCTTATTGGTCAACTCAAACGCTTACATGATTTAAGTCGAGGAGCAGAGGCAGAAGGTCAATTTTCGTCTGCGATCAATGCCGAGAAGATACGCTCTGCACTTGGAGGCTTAACTATAGATCGAAGAGAAACAACTCATCAATTAGATCAATTATCTCGAGAAGAAATAGTAGCAAGACTCACAGAGATTAGAAAACAACATCCGTCTGCTTTTATTGAAGGTGATTTTAAGGTGGTCGGAGAGGATAAGGGGAGGACAAAACTCTCCGACCAAACATAAGCAATTCCTGATATTGCTCCGTGCCTTTTCTCTTTAGCATTATTATTCCTAGGAAGTCAAGTAAGATCAATTTTTCATATCTTCTTTTAATGCTAAACCTATTTGCATTGCTATTTGGGGAACTATTGCATTCCCCAACATCCTTAATCTTTGGGGTCTGTTTTTTTGATCGACTGTGACTCTTGGGACTCCTCGAGGTTCGTCCATCCAATAGGATAACCCATTAGCCACTCTGTCCAATTCGCATTGAGTCTGCCGTCTCCCTCCTCTTGGAATATCTTGTGAGCCAAGTCCACTTGTCTGCCGTCCTTGAGTCTCTTCTTGTAATACTCGTGATTCCCGTTGTAACTGTGTTTGACTAGACCTGCATTCGGTGTCGGATATTTCCACTCCTTCATTCTTGGTGGTCTCAGAGTTACTCCGTTCATCATTGCTTGAGCCTCTTGTTCCGTCAGTTCTCCGTTCTCCACTTTCTTTCTGAAGATCAATGTCATCCCCTCCGAGGCATGACCGAAACCCTTCGTTGTCGGTGTCGGATAGTTTGTTTCGTAAAGAGCCATTGTCTTCTTGTCCACTTGCTCCCTTAGATTGCTCGGTCTCTTGCGACCTTTTCTGTGACCCTCTTGCAATTTCTTGGTTGCTTCCTCCGATCTCGGAGGTAGAGCATCCATTGTATTCGGTGTCGCCCACATTTTTGCAGATGATCCAGAGTCTGTCTCTTTTGTGTCTCGCTCCGACACTACTAGCCGAAACAACAAATTGCCTCGTATGGTAGTTGATCCTTTCCATTTCAAAGAGAACCTCGTCAAGTCCCATTGAGACATGCCCATAAACATTTTCGAAAACACAATAAGTGGGTCTTGTTTGTTCAACAATTCTATGGATGTACGGAAAGATGTGCCGAGGGTCTTCTTCGCCTCTGCGATTTCCCGAGACGGAGAAAGGTTGACATGGGTATCCACTTGTGAGCACCCATTTTTCTCCTTTGTTGAGTTTGTTTGAAATAAATCTTCTTGGGTCATTTGCGATCTCCTTAACATCATTATAAATTGGAATATCATTCCAATTCTTTTTTAAAACTTTTCTACACCATTCATCAAAATCACAGAACATAACTGGTTCTGCGAATTTTGCCCATTCGAAACCAAGAGAAAAACCTCCGATCCCACTACATAAAGAAACTTCTTTAATCATTTTTTTCCTCCAATAATTTTTGAATTTTTTCCTCTACTAAATCTGCAAACCATTCGCTATCTGTAATGACATCAAATTTATGTTCCATGTAATCTTCTAAAATTTTAGACATTTCTAATAGTTTATGATCTTGTGCTTGATTTTCCTGGGAGTGATGAAGAGGATTAGTCCAAGGTTTTTGCTCTCTCATATTTCTTTCCTCCTATCAATATAAACTCTAAGATGAGTTGATGCATATTGAGGTTGACCATGTTGATGTTTTCTCCAATCAACATCTTTTCTTAAATGTTGTCCTCTAACAGTGATATAATATCCATCTTTATTTAAATACTTCTTCAAGCATTTAATAAACAATCGACCATATTCATTGTTAGGAACTTCTGTAAAATGATATCGTGGGACACAAGGAATACCTTGTGCCCTCCACTTTTCAATTGCTTTAGGTTTAATTCTTCTCATTTTCTAAAATCTCCCTTTTTAATTTATCAACATCCATTGTGTCGATCACATCATAAATTTTATTATTAGCATCTTCCTTATCTTCAAGACCAATCTTTTTGGCGATCTTATCAAGAGTATCTTGACCACTTCTACTCAATCGATCATAGTCCCAATACATTTGATCAACCCACTCTCTTAAATCCCAAAGATCTTTTAAAGTTAATTTAAGCATTAGATTGTGCCTCCCTTTGTCTTTCAATAAATTCATTAACATCTTTTTTACCAAACAAAGTTTTTGCTTGATCATCAGTTATAATGAACTCTCCACTTCTTTGATTGTCTGTAATAATCCAAGGTTTTGTTCTTGCTTTACTTTTGTAACCAACAAGAGTGTACCTAGGGTGTTTCTTTAACAAATCTATATCAAAGAATTTTGCCATTTGTTGAAGATCCTCATACTCTTTTTTTCTTTGTATGTCTTGAGGTGTTGTACCTTTGAAAGTAACAATCAATTGAAACTTTGCTTGATCTTCCTCAAAAGTACAATTACCAAGAGTAAATTTAAAAGGTATCTTATCTGTTTTACATTCTGCATCTAGAACTTCTTGTAAAGTCATTCTAAGATTTCTTAATATTGGTTTTGTAAATTTATCTGTCATTTTTGTCCTCCTTTGTCAGATAATTTTTGTTGATAGTCTTTACTAGGTTTTCCCCAATAAAGTCTATATCCCTCTTCGGAATGCTTTTCGGCACAATCTTCGCACCTAAAAAAATCTGCATGACTAAAGTCTATTTCACATTCATCAAACATTTCTGCACAACCATCACAAGTAACAGTTTTAGATAATTTATTTCTATGAATATGATGATATAATTCACTTGCCATTATCTGCCTCCTCTAATTGTTCAAAATGTCTAACAAGCATATCTAAACCCTCACACATACATTGATATTCATTAGATTCAATATCTAGTATCCATTCTTCTTCACTTGCCTTTATATCTGCTACTGCATTTTTTAATCGTTCTAATGTAATCATTATCTATCCTCCCAATCATTCGTATGATTTCTTAATGTATTTATTCCAAGATTAAAAACTAATTCATTATATC